AAGATGAAGAATATAGAGTTTGGTATGTGGGTATTACAAGAAGTATGAAAAATTTATATTTAATTAAATCACAAAATAAATCAAAGGAGTTTAAAATATGAGTAAAGTATGGAGCAAGCAACATGGAGGATCACACTACCAAAAATATAAAATTCAACCAAGTAAATTTGTAGTTGAGAATGAATTGCTATATCCCGAGGGTTGTGCTATAAAATATATCATAAGACATCGTGATAAGGGAAAGAAGCAAGACATATTGAAAGCAATTCACTTTTTAGAAATGATACTTGAAAGAGACTACAAATGATATTTAAAGCACAAACAGAGTGGGTTAAACCTACAGAATTTCCAGACTTAAGATTTTGTGATGAGATTGCAATTGATTTAGAAACACAAGATCCAGAATTAAAAACTATGGGCACAGGCTCTGTCGTTGGTAAAGGTAAAGTTGTTGGTATAGCAGTTGCAACAGATGGCTACGCAGGTTACTTTCCTTTTGATCATGAAGGTGGTGGTAACCTTGAAAAAAGTAAGGTAATTCAATGGTTTACAGATATTTGCAAGTCTGAGTCTACAAAAATTTTTCACAATGCAATGTATGATGTGTGCTGGATTAGATCCATGGGTGTACAAATAAATGGACAGATTGTTGACACCATGATTGCAGCGTCACTAGTTAATGAAAATAGATTTAGATATGATCTTGGATCTTTAGGTTGGGATTATTTAGGTCAAGGTAAAAATGAAACTGAGTTAGTCAACGCTGCAAAAGAATGGGGTATAGATCCTAAAGCTGACATGTGGAAGTTACCTGCAATGTATGTTGGTAATTATGCTGAGCGTGATGCAGAATTAACTTTTGCTCTTTGGAAAGAAATGAAAAAAGAAATGCTTAATCAAGATCTAGAATCTATTTTTCAATTAGAGACTGACCTATTTCCTTGCCTCGTTGATATGAGATTTTTAGGAGTTCGCGTAGATACAGAACAAGCTCACAAATTAAAGTTACAATTAGCTGAAGAAGAAAAAGAATTACTACAAAGGATAAAAAGAGAAACGCAAGTAGATGTTCAAATATGGGCAGCACGCAGTATCGAGAAAGTTTTTCAAAAACTGTCCCTACCATATGAGCGAACTTTAAAAACAAATTCTCCATCATTTACTAAAAATTTTCTCTCCACACATACACATCCTCTAGTTCAATGTATAGCAAAAGCTAGAGAAATAAACAAGGCACACACGACATTTATAGATACCATTATAAAACACGAACATAATGGTAGAATACATGCAGATATAAATCAAATTAGATCAGACACTGGAGGGACTGTGACCGGTAGGTTTAGTTACTCTAATCCAAATCTACAACAAATTCCTTCTCGTAACAAAGACTTGGGTCCATTGATTAGATCCCTCTTTCTACCCGAGTCTGGTTGCGAGTGGGGATGCTTTGACTACAGTCAACAAGAACCAAGACTAGTTGTTCATTATGCATCCCTTGATCAAGACACAAGCGTCTTTGGTGTTAAAGATTCTTATGAAGATGGCGATGCAGACTTTCATACAATTGTTGCAAAAATGGCAGACATACCAAGAACACAAGCTAAAACAATTAATCTTGGATTGTTTTATGGTATGGGTAAAGCAAAGTTACAAGCAGAGTTAGGTGTATCAAAAAACAAAGCGGAAGAACTATTTAAAATTTATCATGATAGAGTTCCATTTGTAAAAACTTTAATGAACTCTGTATCAAACAGAGCACAACAACGTGGACAAATTAGAACTTTACTTGGTAGGTTATGCAGGTTTCATTTATGGGAACCAAATCATTTTGGTATACATAAAGCTCTACCATTTGACCAAGCACGCCAGGAATATGGAGCAAGTATCAAGCGTGCTTATACATACAAAGCTTTAAACAAATTGATTCAAGGATCAGCTGCAGACATGACAAAAAAATCCATGTTAGAGTTGTATAAGGAGGGCATTGTTGCACACATTCAAGTGCATGATGAATTGGATATATCTGTAGAAGATGATATAAAAGCAAAACGTATAAAAGAAATTATGGAATCCGCAGTTGATCTAGAGATACCAAACAAAGTAGATTATGAATCTGGTAAAAACTGGGGAGAAATAAAGTGAGGATTTATGTCTTATCTAAATGCAAATATACCAGTAGAGTATGCACAAATACGAAGGGAGTATTTATATGATCTTAAAAAACATCATGGAGAAGTTGAAGACTGTATTATCTTCGGTCTTAGTTCTATTGCAGGCCACGCTATTTTATTCCATGCGATTATGGAGAATGGCGCTGTCTTTTATCGTCTCCCGATATCTGCCTTCATACAGAGAGGTTTTAGACCGGAGAGTGTTCCTGAACGTAGACTTGATGAACTTCAGTTATGGAATTGTTTTAGTTATTATCCTTCTGTTCATATTTGGGATATTTTAAGCGGCACATCAGGCAAGTACATAGGCAAAGACAAAAAGTGGCATCACGGTAAATATTTATTTACTGTTGACTTTGCACATCCAGAGTCTAATATACTCGACGTCGAACATTCTGAAATACCGCACGAACATAAGTGCGCACACATAATTGCTTTAGACGATGGTAATTATGCAGCACAGCCAAACAATAGATGTATATGGGACTTGCCTTCTTTTACGGTAAAAGATGATATACCAGATTGGAAAGTGCAAACGAATGTATGGAACGTAGAAGATACCGGTAAATGGAAAACAGAGGATACCGATAAATTTTTTTACGAAATGGAGGAGAAAAAATGATTAAAGGATTTATAAGAAAATGGATTCTTAGACCTATCAAGAGATTGAAAGATAGGTTTTGGAGATGGTAGGTTTTTGTAACGAGTGTCATCATCCCTGTCATTGTAGTGAAGAAAAAGAACTACATGCGGATGTATATGGAGTGTGTACTTGTGAGAATTGCAAATGTAAAGATTCGAAGATTGATGAGGCAAAAGAGGATGAGGTATAAATCTGGTCCGAGTGGTTATTATTTTACTGGCACATTAGTCGTATTATTAATTCTACTTGCAATTTTTGGTTCTCCCGCACGTTCAGATACAACTCAAAACAACACGAGTGGATCAAATACTTCAATAACAGGAGGATACACAAGTTCAGCTACAAATACTTATCAAAGTGGTAGTTCAAATAATACTACAACAACAAATAATAGCACATCAAATATGCGATCTGCACCCCCAACAGCGTCAGCTCCAACGATAACTAATAGTGGGTCTGATGTTTGTTTATCAGGTGCTTCAGGTGGTATTCAAACTTTTGGATTAGGTGTATCTGGTGGTAAATCATTTAGAGATAAAAATTGTGAAAGAATAAAATTATCAAGAGAATTAAATAACTTGGGTATGAAAGTTGCAGCTGTAGCCATACTTTGTCAAGACGAAAGAGTTTTTGAAGCAATGGAACAAGCAGGAACACCCTGTCCTTTTGAAGGTAAAATAGGAAAAGAAGCAAAACAAGCTTGGAAAAAATACAATAAACTTAGACCTGACCATGATCAGTATGTGAAAAATTTGAAAATAAAGGAAAAAGCTGATAAACAAGAAGTAAAAGAGATGACAAAAGAATTTGAAAAAGTTGATGAAGAAAGAATGGTTTTACCTAAAAAGAAACCAGTAAACTGGGAGTCACCTAAATAATGCCAAGACCTGTAAGAAAATGGGTAGTAAGATTAAGAATGTGGTGGGCAGATATTCGTGGGCATCACGGAAAAAAATGGGATTATGAACCTGGAGACTATTATATGGGGAGAAAGAAAAAATAATGTCTAAAAAACCACTCAACATCGGAGAAGAGGTCGCCGTGCAGATGCCTATGAAGACGGTTGCTAGTTTAATCGTTATCGTAGCACTCGGCACCATGGGCTATTTCCAAATTATAGAACGTCTTAATGTTGCAGACACTCGTATACAAATAATGGAGAAAGATCTTGAAGAGAATACAGAGTTTAGAAT